GGCACAGTTAGCAGAAAGAGGCATAGGAACCACGATTCCAGAACAGCAATAAATAATCATAACTGAACTTTTTGGGTTGTTATGCCTTTACCAAAGATCTCTACGCCAACGTATGAGTTGGAACTACCTTCGACTGGAAAGAAAATTAAGTATAGACCTTTCCTAGTCAAAGAAGAAAAAATCCTCATTATCGCTATGGAAAGTGAAGATGAGAAGCAGATTACTGGTGCTATCAAGGATGTAATCTCCAGTTGCATCATCACCCGTGGTGTTAAGGTAGATCAACTATCGACGTTTGATATTGAATATCTCTTCCTTAATATTCGTGGCAAATCTGTTGGTGAAGAAGTTGAAGTCATGGTAACTTGCCCTGATGATGGTGTGACACAGGTTCCTACTGTCATCAACCTGGATGATATTAAGATTCAAAAAGGTGATAATCACAGCAGAGATATCAGACTTGATGATGATCTGGTTCTCCGTATGAAGTATCCTTCACTGAACGAGTTTATTAAGAATAACTTCAGTGGTGAAGAAGTTACTGTTGATAATACATTTGATCTGATTGCATCTTGTGTGGAGCAAGTTTACTCCGAAGAAGAATCATGGTCTGCTTCTGATTGCACAAAGAAAGAGTTGATGCAGTTTCTTGAGCAGTTATCTTCCAAACAGTTTAAAGAAATCGAAACATTCTTTGAGACAATGCCTAAGTTGTCTCATACTGTTAAGGTCAAGAATCCAAAGACTGGTGTTGAGAACGAGATCGTCCTGGAGGGATTAACTGCTTTTTTCGGGTGAGTATGGCTCATGAGGATCTTGAGTCATACTTTAAGGTCAATTTTGCCTTGATACAGCATCATAAATATTCATTGACAGAACTAGAAAATATGATACCTTGGGAAAGAGAAGTTTATCTTTCTCTTCTACAACAGTATATTGAAGAAGAAAATTTAAAACAAAGGCAATCTGAACTAAATGGCTGAGCCAATAGTTGGTATTAATAGGGCAAGGATATCTCCATATAGTTTTCTGGGTCGTTTTCAACAGAAAGAAAAAGACGACTCACAGACTTCTTCTGCGTTAAGACAGAATCAGATTGCTCTGTCTAGTGTTAATAACTCTCTTTTTCAGATTACTCAGCAGATTAATTCTTTATCATTATCTCTTCAAGGTATTAGTAATCAAATAAAAGAAACTTCTGCAATAGAATCTTTAAAGGAGCAGCAGAAGGCGAGACAGGAACAGATATTGGCAGAGCAACAGATTAGAGAGGGTAAGGAGAGTCAGGTTGAAAGAAAGATTCAGAATGCACTATCTAAACCATTAAGGGTAGTAGGAGCAAAAGCGCAAGGAACACTCTTCAATCTCCAAAGATTTTTCAATATCCTTTTGGGTGGATTCCTACTGAATAGGATATTAGATTCTGTAGCAGACTTATCGGAAAAAGGAAAACTAACACTCAAGAATCTTGGTGATAAGATAGGGAAAGATCTTGCTATTGTTGGTGCAATATTCCTTGGTGTTAATGGTGGTCTTGGTCTTGCTCTTGGAACAGTAACAAGACTTGCAGGATTCTTAACAAGAATTGCTGTTAGAGGTTTACTCTTAGCACCAATAAGACTTGCATTTAGGATTGCCACATCAACTCTAAGAGGACTTCGTAGTCTTGTTAGAACGGCACCAAGAGTTCCAAGAACTCCTGCATCTCCAAGAGGTCCATCACCAGGTTCACCCACTGGACCTAGATTATCTGGACCATCATCACCAGCAAAGGGAGTCACTACTGGTATGGGACTTTTTGATGCTATAAGGGGGGCATCTTTTGGTTCTCTTCTTTCTGGGGGACTTGGTGGTTTGCTTGGTAAGCGTCTTGCACTAAGGTTTGCAACATCTTCTCCGCAAGGAATGTTGGCTACAGCTTTAGTAGCAGGAGGTTATCTTGTTACACAACAAGTTTATAATCAGTTTGTTGCTCCTGGTCTTGAACAAGCGTCTCCTGGTTTTGGAGCAAACATATATGATCTTTTCGGTGCATTGACTGGAAGTAATAAGAGAAACCTAGAACCACCCGATTCATCTCCTGATGTTACTTCCATTAATGTCAATGGTGGAGGTGGAGCACAAGGATCACAGCAGGAAGTTCCATCTACTGCTGGTGAGGCAACTTACTTACCTGCGATTGGTAGTTCTAACCCAGACAATTTCTATTTGTTATATTCTCAAATCCAATATAACGTGGTAGGATAGTATGGCAAATTCTTCTCTAGCATTCAGATCATCTTTAAATCTCAGAAGCATCAGGAAGTCTTTATCTGGTCTTGGTGAGAGTGTAAGGACTGCACAATCTTCTGCATCAAACATAACCACTTCCATACGAGAAAGTAATCGTAACAAGAAAAAATCATTATCATTATCATCCACATTATTCCGTAGAAGAAGAGAAGCAACTTTAAGAAAAGAAAGAGAAGATATTTTAGAAGCAGGATCTGTCTCTGGATCTGTAAAGAGAGCAGGTAAAGTTGTAATGAATAGTACCAAGGGATTTCTAGGAAGAATCTTAGACTATCTTGGAACTGTTTTGATTGGTTGGGCAATAAACAATCTTCCTAAGATCATTGATCTTGCAGAGAAGTTGATCAAGAGGATGCAAAAATATTTCTCCATATTGAGTGATTTTACTGGAGGAGTGTTCCAGATCTTAACAGGGTTTGGTGAACTGATTGGTGGTGTTGCAACTAGCATAGCAACATTCAACTTTGGAAATATCAAGAGTGTTTTTGATAGTTCCATTGCCAAGATGCAGACTGGATTCAATAGGATGTTGACAAACACCGTGAAGAGTCTCAATATGTTGACTGATGATGCGTCAACAATGTTGAGAAAAATGGGATTTGATATTGGTGATTTTGAAATCCCAGAGTTGAAACTAGAACCAGAACCTGACATAACAGATCCTGGAGCACCAGAACCAGCAGCGCCAGAACCAGCAGCGCCAGAACCAAGATCAAGTGGAAGCGCAGGAGGAGGAACTAGATCTAGTAATCCACTTTTACAATTAATAAGTGGTGCTGAGGGTGCATACGATTCGATGTATCCAAGTCAAAGATATCCTCAGATGCTTGATATGTCTATGACTGAGTTGGTGCAGTTCCAAAAAATGAAGTTAAGAGATGGTAGAGCATCTGCTGCTGTCGGAGCATACCAGTTTTTATATCCAGAACAGTATGTTACTCTTGCTGGACTTACTATGAATGATAAGTTCAGTCCAGAAAATCAGGATAAACTAGCATTGGCATTTTTGAAGGCTCGTGGTGTTACTGTAGAAGGTTTCAAGAAAGATAGAGTTGGAACTGCTCTCAAATTGGCACAAGGATTTGCTGGGATTCCTGTTTTAGCTCCAGTTTATTCCAGTTTTGCTGGAAGAATTGTGAAGAGGGGTGAAAGTTTTTATCAAGGATATAAGGGAAATAGGGCAACTATAAGTGCAGATAGGGTTGAGAAGTCCATTGATAGACTTATAGGTCCAGCACCTAAGACGAAACAAACACCACAACCTAAACCACAACCTCAAACACAACAAAATAAACCCGCTGGTAGTTTTGCTGAGCAACTGATCAACATATTCAAACCTGCCCCGAAACAGAGTAGTAATATACTTGATCCTAAGAATGCTACTGCCAGAGGAAAAAATAAGGTTGTCGTTGTAACTGTAAATGGATCTGGCGGCGGTGGACCTTCAAGACCAGTTACAAACACTGGTGGGGGTGGAGGAATGATGATTGCCTCAGGATCAGGGGTAAATAGAACATGGGATAAAATGCAATTTACGGCACTATCATAAATGTCAGCAATAGAAGCCTCCAACTATCAAGAGATTATTATCGAATCTTCTATACCAGATCAAAATGGTAGGATTAAGTCGGTAGACATTAGAGTAGGTGTCATTGCTTTTAGATATTATGAGGATTTGTTTTCTCCTACTATCACAGCAAAAATGATTGTTGTGAATACTGGTGGAACTGTCCCTGGATCTGATGATAAGTATGAGTCTATCTACAGCGGTCTTCCTTTGAGAGGCGGAGAGAGAATATCGATAAAGATTCAACCAAATGGAGATAATCCTCTACTAGATTTTGCTTCTAAACCAGAAGATTATCTTTATGTTTCTAGTGTCAATAATATTATTAGAGAAGGACAGAGAGAACTATTTTCTTTAGACCTTGTTTCTAGAGAAGCAATCACAAACGAAACGACAAGGGTTCCTATAAAGTTTCCAAGAGATCTTAGGGTCAGTGAATCTGCAAAGAAGATCGCAAAAGAATACTTGAAAGCAGATCTTGATGCTGATGATACACAAAACCAATATGGTTTCTATGGTAATCTGAAGAGACCATTCAATCTCTTAGTTTGGTTAGCATCAAAGGCAGTTCCTGTAGATGGTTTTGCTGGATTCTTTTTCTATCAGACAAAGAGTGGATTTAAGTTTAAGTCTATTGACAAACTTATTTCTGAGGCACCAAAAGATACTTACACTCACTATGAAGCACCTAAAGACCCAATAGAGTATGATGATAAGAAGATTTTGTCTTACACTATTGAATCGAACAATGATCTTCTGAAGAAGTTAAGACTTGGAACTTATTCTAGTTTCTTTGCGGAGTTTAATCCACTGACCAGTCAGTTTTCTCTCCCTCAGAAAGGAACTTTCAATCTCAGTGATTATGCAAACAAAACAAAGAATCTTGGTAGAGAACCAGAAATACCAAGAGTGTTAGGAGATTCTGGAACAGTATCGTTTGAAAGTCTTCCAAGCAGAATCATTTCATCTGTTTCTGATGTTGGAACTATTGATAAGAATGCAGCATCAACCGCAGTAAATGCTGATGGATCATTATATCAAAGACAAGCATTGATGAGATACAATCTGTTGTTTATGCAACAGTTGTCTATGTCTGTTCCAATGAATACAAATCTTGAAGTTGGTCATGTCATTCGTTGTAACTTTATTAGAATTTCTGATACCAACGAATATGACCGTGAGCAAAGTGGTCTATATATGATTAAGGAACTATGTCATAGTTTTGATGGATCTCGTTCCATTACTTCTATGAAACTTATAAGAGATACTTACGGAGAATTTGGAAACCAATAAAATATGGAAGAACTTTTACTTAAAAATAATTTTATTGGCAGAGATGGATTTATCTGGTGGATAGGTCAAATCGCTCCAGAAGCATCTTGGAATGAGCAAGTAGGTGGTGCTGGATGGGGAAATAGATACAAAGTTCGCATTATGGGTTATCACCCATATAGCACAGCAGAACTGAAAGATGAAGATCTTCCTTGGGCACAGGTTATGCTACCACCAGGGCATGGAACTGGTGCAAACAATATAGCAAAAACGGTAAAGTTTTCTCAAGGTGATACTGTAATAGGATTCTTCCTTGATGGTGATAATGCACAGATCCCAATCATCATGGGAGCATTTGGTAACAGTAAATATAGAGCGGATGAGGGAGATCCAATACCCTTTGGTGTTTTTGGTGGGTCATCAAACATCATACCACCACCTAAGTCTGCTATTAAAAACTCCAATACCAATGATGCTAGTGCATCTAGTCAACAATCACCAAGAAACACATCAGAAACAGATGCATCAAGAGCAGACCCCGAA